ATGTTGAGAAAGCCACAGGTATCAATTTTAACCCCAAACTACCAGCAAATTCGGGAGTTGAAACCAAAAAGGATTGGTAATAACACTTGACAGAATTGGTATAATTGTTATATAATAGCAGTATAGTAAAAAACAGCGTAAACTCTAAAGTAATACATGTTGGACGGCGGTTCGATTCCGCCCATCTCCACCAAAAGCATATTGTCACTAAGGTCCCGTAAGGATTATGTCTTTAGCGAGATAGTATGCTTTTGATGGAGATGATAGGTATCTCTACCAGTAAGCATATTAGTGCCACTTAATCAATATATGCGGAGTCATTCTAGATGACGACCTTCCGCGGGTTACCGACCGTACAACCGGGCTAATGTGTTTACTAATGGGGATGACCAGGTTTCGACAGCGTGGGATAGGATAAGAGCGCTCGACACAGAGAGTCGTAAAAAGTAAAACAAAAGTAAACGCAAACGATAGCGAATACAGAATGGCAGCTTAGTAGCTGACCGGAGTTTCGATGGGTTGACTTGGCAACAGAATAACCCATCACTTTATTATTAAATAGGAGTAAAAATGAAGTATTCAATTTTATTAGCAGCTTTACTGTCATCTTTAAGTGTTAATGCTGCCGAGCAATCAACACAATACGCACACATTCAATACACATTTCGTGATACTGTAGGTGACAATAGCGGTGGCCCAAATCGTCAAGGTGCAAACTTCACGTTCGGTAAAACCGTAATACCTGGAATCACATTAGATGCTGGTAGTCAATTCCGTACAGAACGTTTGAATAATAATCAAGGCCAAAATACCAATCGTTTAGAAGTTGGTGCCACAGGAACATATGGTGTTTTAAATAATGTAGATTTATATACTCGTGGTGCTATGGGCCAAAAGTTTACACAAGATGAAGACCATGCATATTATAGTATTGAATCTGGTGCCAAAATGAGTTTAACTCCTGTATGGGCAGTTAAAGCTGGGTATCGATATCGTGATAGTTTTGATAATTCATATTCGGATAGGACCAACACAATTCGTTTAGGTACTGAATATGCTTTAGATAAATCATCATCACTCACTTTGGGTGTAGATAGAGCTTACGGAGACAGTGATTTCGTAGGTGTCAATGCCGGTTATCAAATCAAGTTCTAAGGAACTAGGGAGACTTCGGTCTCCCACCTCTTCCCAATAAAACAAGGAATAAAAAATGAAAAACACACTAATACTGTGGGTGTCATTGATTACGCTCGTGTTTTCCAACCTATCATTTGCTGACAATCAAGTAATGTGTCTAGCAAAAAACATATATTATGAAGCAGGTGCGGAATCTTTTGATGGTAAATTAGCGGTAGCCCAAGTGACTATCAATCGTACAAAGTATGATGGTTATCCAAGTACTGTTTGTGGTGTAGTTAAACAGAAACGTAACGGAACCTGTCAATTCTCATGGTTCTGTCAAGAGCCTAAACCAATCAATAAGAAATCCAAAAACTGGAAAGATTCATTGCATGTAGCTAATTTGTTCTTGACATATAAAATGTCTTATGATAAACTGAGTGAAGATGTAATATTTTTTCATACTGTTTCTTCTCCTTTTACTTGGGTGAAACGGTATCAAAAGCACACAACCGTGGGCAATCATATATTTTATAAACCAAAAAAGAAGATTAACACATAATGCCAACCAAGGAAGAAATTAAGAACTTTTCACTATTGATAGAGAGTATGGCCAGGACATTACAATGTACTCATATAGATGCTATCGTAGACCATTGTAAACAAACTGGATTTGAGATTGAAGTGGCCTCAACCCTAATCTCTCCTAGACTGAAAGGTCTAATTCGTGATGAAGCACACAATATGAATATGTTGAAGAAAGAGGGGGCTTCACTCCCCCTTTAATTTGCATTTATCCAAATGCCATTGTTTGAGTTTACTTATATTATAGAAGTTATTACAATATGGACATTCATATTTGCCGATATAAATAGGTGTAGGTCGCGAGGTTGCACCCTCCACCCACTCTAACATTGCAAAGGAATGCCAGCATGGTTATATATTCAATATATAAAGCTACAAATAAAACCAATGGAAAAATTTATATTGGTTTCGATTCAAATTGGCCATCCAGAATACACAGACACAAACATATTTTCAAATATTCAAATAATAGAAAATTCTATAATGCCATAAAAAAACATGGTTGGGATAATTTTATTTGGGATGTAGTATATCAATCATTAGATGGTAAACATTGTTTAAATAAAATGGAATCATATTTTATTAATGAATATGATTCGTATAATAATGGATATAATTCAACTCTTGGTGGAGATGGTACATTAGGTTATACTCAACCAAAATCTAAAGAACACAAAGAAAAAATTAGTAAGGCTTTATTTGGCAAACCAAAATCTAAAGAACATATTGAAAATTTTAGGAAATCAAGATGTAGGAAATATAAAATGATTGGGCCGAATTCAGATATTATTGAAATTGAAAATATGGCTGAATTTTGTAGGGTCAATAATCTAAACCAATCTCATATGAATGCTGTTTGTCGTGGAGATTATGGATATTTATCACATAAAGGATATAAAAAATATAATGAATGATAGTGTTAATGGTGGATACGCAACTTTTTCTTTATTCCACACCATCCATTTACATTTTAATACTAAGTCATATGACTACCACCGATACCATGGAAAATGTAACATCAGTAAGGAAGCTTTCTTAAACCGTAGGGACAAGTATGTATTTTACGCTTTGAGTCGTAAATATAACCTTACTGACGTTAAAGACTTCTTTGTGAGCAATTTGTTTGAGAAACCTAAGTGTTGGATTGGTGACTTGAACACACAAGAAGGTGATGATGTCTATAAAAAATATCAAAAGAAAATACAGAGCTTGACATATGTGTTTTCTAATGATATAATTAACCTCTTTGATAAAGTAGAAAAGCCGAATGATATTATTATGGTCAAAGGTGGGCAAGAACCTATTTTATTAAAAGAATTATATTATGGGAACATAGCTGCGGAAACACTCATTATCCTGAATCATTATTTGAAGTTCACAGACATGTGGAATGAAAAGATACAAGATGATGTGGTGTATCCGGAGTTTATGTTCAAGTTGAAGAAGTATGAACCATTTGTATCTTATGATATAGATAAGTTCAAAACAATCCTTGTTGATAAAATTAAGGAGTATAAATAATGATGCAGTATAAATCAATTAACGTAGATAACAGTAGAGAGGTAGATTAACATGAGTAGTTTCGCAAATTTAAAACGTAGTGCCGGTAATATTGACAAATTAACTAAAGCATTAGAACAAATCAACACCAATTCAGGTGACAGCTCAGACGATAACTTTTGGAAACCCGAGGTTGACAAAGCAGGTAACGGTTACGCAGTAATTCGTTTCTTACCAGCTCCAGCAACAGACGGTGACGAGGGTTTACCATGGGCTAAAGTGTACACACATGGCTTCCAAGGCCCAGGTGGTTGGTACATCGAGAATTCACTCACAACACTCAATGAAAAAGACCCAGTATCAGAATACAACTCTGAATTGTGGAACTCTGGCATTGAAGCGAACAAAGAAATTGCACGTAAACAAAAACGCCGTTTAACGTATATTTCTAATGTATTGATTATCGAAGACCCAAAACATCCAGAAAACAACGGTACAGTTAAGTTGTTCAAGTACGGTAAGAAAATCTTTGATAAGATTACAGAAGCAATGAATCCGGCCTTTGAGGACGAGAAACCAATCAACCCATTTGACTTGTGGTCTGGTGCTAGTTTCAAACTAAAAATTCGTAAAGTTGAGGGTTACCAAAACTACGATAAATCTGAGTTTGAAGGTGCATCGGCTCTATATGATGGTGATGATGTCAAACTTGAGAAGTTATGGCAATCTGAGCATTCTTTGAAAGAATTCTTGGCGCCTAAACACTTCAAATCATATGATGAATTGAAAGTTCGTTTACACCGTGTTCTAGCAACTAATCCTGTGTCGGCTACTGCCCCACAAGTTGCACCAACCGTGAAACAAACAACCATTGAGTCGGTCAAAGTTACACCTGCTACAAGTACATCAGTAGATATTGATAAACCTTGGGCAGATGATGATGATGAAAATATGATTATGGACCATTTTGCAGCATTAGCTGAAGAAGATTAAGGAGAAATATATGGATATTAATTTAAGTTTATCACTGGAAGAGGTTAATGGCATTATGGCAGCACTAGGTCAAATGCCGTTCGGTCAAGTTGAACCTCTTGTCAACAAAATTCGCCAACAAGCGATTCCTCAGGCCCAAGCAATTCAAGAGGCCAACCAGGAAGTAGAAGCAGTAACACCTAAAACTAAGTAATTAGTTAGGCGCAAAAAGAAACCCACCTTAATCGGTGGGTTTTTCGTTTTATACAGGTCTGACGTTTTGAAACTGTAATCGTGTCAACACAGCCTCATCGTTTCTCACTCTACCACCACCTCCAGAACCGCCAGAGACCCCGCCATTATTTACAACGTTTGTGGTCTTATTAACTATCACAGGTGCTGATGATTTTGCGCTTGGACCTGCTAGGTTTTGATTCTCTTTAGTAGCGGCTGTAGCTCTTGGACCTAATGAAGAAGGTGGGGTTTGTTGAGGCGTAGCTGTCGTTTGAGTCGCTTGCATATGAGCCTCTTCTTTAACACTTTGTACAAACTTTGGGTCTTTCATGGCATCAGCGCCATATTCATTGGATAACTTCTTATAAATTTGTTCTTCAGTTTGAGGGTTAACTGTATCTGGCACTTTAGTTGCTGTTTGTCCGACTGATTTGGGTGCAATACCTTTTTGTGTTTTCCATTCTTCAAATGTAGGACGTTTTTTGCCTTTATAATCTTTCAGTTCAACTTCTGTTTTATATTGTTGATATGGGTCAGTTTTCTTAAATTGTTGATACTTTTCAAACTCAGCCATTTCAGCCGTGCGTTGTTTAGTTACATCTTGACCTGTAAATTTATTTACAATTTTACCTGTTCTTTTTAGTTGTTCTTTATCCGCTTCCATGGATTTAACTCTAACTTCATCAGAAACACCAGACAATTTACGTTTATCCATAAATTTCTTCATATCTTCTGGTGTTGTTTTTTCATCATAAGATTTGTTATAAGAATCTGAAGATTTACCTGTGATTGCTTCATATCCTTTATCAATTAATTTAGAACCTGCTATCACTCCACCAACAACTAAACCCAATGGGGCTAGTATGCCAGCCAAAGGACTGAGTATTGATAACAAACCTGTACCAAAAGTGGATAACAGACCGCCAAGTGTGCCTAAAATTGATTTGAAATTCTTAGCAATAAAATCAAATATACCTTCTTTTTTCTCCTTAGGTTTCATTCCTTTGGTGATAGCATTTATTAATTCTTTATGTCTGGTTCCAGTATCCTTCTTGTCATTTTCATATCGAGTATC